ATATTAGATATCAGATGCGTTTGAATGACTTGTATGATTTTACATCTACACAGTTTTATCATTACTATATGATACAACAACACCTTTCTACCATTGACTTTTTGTTAGAAGGTATTAAACCAGTAAGATATACTGCAGTGCAAGATAGATTATATCTAGATTTTGATTGGCCACAAGACGCACAGTTAGATCAGTATATTGTGATCAAGGCATGGAGAGCATTAGATCCTGCAACGTGGACAGAGATATACAATCAGATGTGGGTTAAAGATTATGCTTCCGCTAAGATTAAAAAACAGTGGGGACAGAATCTAACCAAATTCCAAGGAGTGCAGATGCCAGGTGGTGTCACTCTTAACGGTGAAATGATTTACAATGATGCAGTAGAAGAGTTGAAAAACCTAGATGAGCAACTACGCACCACTTGGGAAACTCCACCTCTAGACATGATAGGATAACATGGCTACTAACAGTTACTTCACACAAGGGACTACAGGAGAGCAAGATCTAGTTGGCAACCTTGTTGTCGAGCAGATCAAGATGTTTGGTAAGGATGTGTATTACATTCCTAGGACTCTTGTGAAGAATGATTCTGTTTTTGGTGAGGATACATTAAGTCAGTTTAACGGTGCATTTCTTATAGAAGCATACATCGAAGATGCATCAGGATTCCGTGGTGACGGTGATATGTTTAGTAAATTTGGTGTAAGAATATCTGACCAAGTTACTTTTATTATCTCACGCACAAGATTTACAGAAGCAGTAGACGATAACGCACAATTAATTGTAGAGGGTCGTCCTAATGAAGGTGACTTAATTCATTTCCCTCTAGCAAATAAAACTTTTGAGATCCAATTTGTAGAGCACGAAGTGCCTTTCTACCAGTTGGGTAAGATACACGTTTGGGGATTACGTTGTGAGCTCTTCGAGTACAGCGACGAAGACTTCGACACTGGTGTTGCTGCTGTTGATCAGATAGAAGTAGACTTCTCCAACGCAGTTACTGTCAACTTTGCAGCAGGTGGTAGTGGCGACTTTACAGTTGGTGAGATCGTTGCAGGTGGCACATCTAATGTCACAGCAGAGGTCAAGTCTTGGGATTCAACAACCAGACAACTACAGGTCTTCAACAGATCAGGTATATTTACGATCCCCGAAACTGTTACTGGCCAGACATCAAGTGCTGCTTGGACAACTGCATCCTATAATACAATAAATAATGTGAATAGTGAATTCGATCAGAATTTTGCCTTAGAGACTACTGCTGATGGAGTCATAGACTTCACTGAAAGCAATCCATTCGGTGAATTCGGTAACAAAGGGACTACAATCTAATGTTAGGCACATACTCATATCACGAAATTTTTAAGAAGACAGTTGTCGGTTTCGGCACACTGTTTAATAACATCGAGCTTAGACGCACGTCTGGATCTAAGACTGAGGTCATGAAGGTGCCTCTTGCTTATGGTCCTAAACAAAAGTTTCTTGCACGTCTCGCACAACTAGGAGATCTGACTTCTAAAGATAGGACACAGATTACACTCCCTAGAATATCATTCGAGATACAAGCAATAGCATACGATCCTACAAGAAAATTATCACCTACCTCATACATAAGACATACAACAGGAGATAAAACCAACAAAGGTTTTATGCCAATCCCATATAATGTTAACTTTGAATTGGCAATCCTATCTAAGAATCAAGATGATGCCTTGCAGATTCTTGAGCAAATTCTTCCACACTTCCAACCTAGTTTCAATATCACAATGAATCTAGTTGCTGAGCTGGGAGAAAAAAGAGATTATCCAGTCACACTGTTGAGCGTGGACTATGATGATCAATATGAAGGTGACTATGACACACGTCGCACACTGATATATACGTTACAGTTTGTCGCAAAGACTTACTTGTACGGACCTGTTACTGATAAGACAGGTGAGCTTATCACCAAGACGATTGTTGATTATGCAACCGATAGTAAGGTTACCGCTCCTAGAGAGGTGCGTTACACAGTTACACCTGATCCTGCTGACGCAGATCCAGATGATAACTTCGGATTCAATGAGATTTATAGTGAGTTTACAGATGCAAAATCAAGAAACCCAACCACAGGAAACGACGAGTAAGTTTGATGGAATCTCTGATGCCATGGACATCGAGACAAAAATCATACCTACTGAGAAACCTGATGTAGAAAAGGTAGAGGAGATTGTAACCTCAACTAAAGCACAGCTCAAAAAAGATTATGAATATACTCGTGGAAATCTCTATTCTCTGATTGAGAAAGGACAAGAGGCAGTAGACGGTATCCTTGAGTTAGCACAGGAATCTGACCAACCTCGTGCGTTTGAAGTAGCAGGTCAACTTATCAAACACGTCGGTGATGTTGCTGACAAGTTGGTAGATCTACAAAAGAAAGTTGCAGATATAGAAGCACCCAAGAAGAAGGAAGTGAATACCACAAACAACACTATGTTTGTAGGTAGCACTGCTGACCTGGCAAAGTTTCTAAAGCAGCAACGAGATAAATAGAAAGTATAGGAGAATCTTTTACCCATGTCAGTATTAAATGTAATTGACACCCAAACAGTGACAGGAAGTGGCACCAGCTACGTCGTCGTAAAGTCTGGTGTCTTGAGATGTCTTGCAACATCTGCCTCTTCGATTCAAATCGATGAAGGTCCTGCTATTACTTTGGTTGCCAATGAAGCATTGTTAATTTCATGTGGTAAAGCAAAGAGTGCTAAGATTGCAGCAGCAACAGACGCTGCAACTATGGTAGTCACTGCCGAGGGATACTCTGGTGGTGGTCGTCACACATTCAGCGTCGGTGATTATATCGAAACTGTGGATGGTGGTGACACAAACGGATTTACTTCTGACTTTGTAACTGCAGCATCTGCAGGAAAGAAAGTCACAGCAGTAACAGCATCCACTATTACTACTAACTATGACTCATCAGCAGCAGGTGCAGATTATGCACTTAGTGCAGCAGATGCCACAGCTGGCACTGTGCCACTTATCAAAAGAGCAGTTAAACTCACAGCAGGAAGTGCCAACGTTATCGTTGAGCAAGTCCAGATTGTTGGAGGCTAACTCATGCCCGCCGTCTCCAAAAAACAACAAAGATTCTTCGGGATGGTTAGACAAGCTCAAAAAACGGGTCAAGCAGCCTCACCTGAGGTTGCCGAAGTTGCTGCCACCGCAAAGCGTTCCAGCGTAAAGAAATTTGCGTCTACTAAACACAAGGGTTTACCTGAGAAAAAAATGAAAAAGGAAGACTACAAGTATCCTCTATATGCACCTTACACTAAGGTGGATGAATTTCATGCTAACAAAAAACCTTTGGATGAAGAGGGGTATGATCACTGGCGTGACAAGCAACTAGAGCGTGGCACTTGGAGATCTGCAAGTAGTAACAAACCTAGATCTGGTGGGACTCAACCAAAACCCATGCCAAAAAAAGATGGTAAAGACTCTGCACTTGAAAAAGTAAAAGCAGACATTACAAAAAAATATGGGAAGGGTGCCATTATGGACGTTAGTAAAAAAACTAAGAAAGAAGAAGTAGAGCTAGGTGAAGCAAAGGTAGATCTAAAAACACCTGAGCATAAGAGAGCTACAGTTAGAGACAAAAGATATGGTAACCCACATGGATCTCTTGAATTAGGTGGTGGTATCAGAAAAGATAGAAGAGCAGATCACGAAGCAAAACGTGGTGTAAAAAGTAAAGGCAGACCTAAGAATCCACAGACTGTTGATGAGGCAACACCAAGACAGAGAAGAAGTCCTGGTCTACAACTCAATGGTATGTCATTGATTGAAAAACTTAGAATGTCTCGTAAGGAATACGCTAAGATTCATAAAGACTTTAAGAGTGATGATCCTAAGAAACCTAGGACTACAAAGTATGTGCCAGGTAAGGGCACAGTCTCTATGCCAGTAGAATTGACTGACGAGTTGCATCCTAATATTAAGAAGATTGATGCAATGTCTAAGGCAAAGGTTGCTGCACAATCTGCTGCTAACAAGAAGAGAGATGCAGACAGAGCAAAATCTGCTGCTGACTTCCAAGCACATAAAAAATCCGAGTTGGCAAAAGGCAAGAAACCTCATGAGGCACTTGACTCTTGGCAGAAAAAGAAGATGAAGAAGGAAGCAGTTGAAGTAGAAGAAGGTAGTGCATACGGTATCTACAAAGGTGATGGTGTAGATAAGGTTAGAAATAGAGCAAAGAAGGCAGTTGATCATCAAAGAAAGGGCACTCATGGTGATGATCATGAGTTAGATACTGAGATGAAGAAAACACAGAAGAGTGTTGATAAACTTAATAAGGTAGGTGAAAGACTCAGAGCAGATACTGCTGCTAAGAAACTAGAGAAGAAAGTAAAGTCCTTAAAGAAAGAAGGACGTGAATTTAAACTTGTTGAGGTAACTGCAAAGGAGAGATTCAAGAGAGATGCAGGTGCTATTGCTAAGAAAAAAATAAGGCAGAAAGAGCATAATAAGTATGTAAACTTCCTTGATGTTGATGAATCAAAGATTAGTGAAGCAAAGGTAGATAAAGGTCGTAGTGATTACGGTAAAGCATCTATCAGAAACTACAGGAGAATGGGTCCTGGTCATGGTGATCCTGGCATGTTTGACCCTGAGGGTAAGAGAGGAAAGACTATTGAAAAACGTAGGGAAGAGCACAAAGCACGTCGTGGTGTGAAAGGTGCTAAGGTGCCTGCATACAAGAGAGAAGACGTTGACCTTTCTGAGAAAATCAAGTATGATAGTAAAGGATCTTCTATGGATTACTTCCTAGGTAAAGATCCTAAGAAAACAAAATACTATAAAGATCAAAAGAAAAAGAAGAATGAGGACTGTGGTTGTAAGCATGAGTCATTCTCTGAATTCTTAAATGAAGGTAACCGCACAGGTCGTATGCTTCAAAAGTCAAAGACCCAAGTCACTGGTCATATCAGTGCTGACAGGGGTGATGACGAAAAAAAGAATCGAGCCAAGCGTAAAGGCTTGGAGAAAGATCTCAAGAAGCATGGGATCGGACACAAAAAAGGTGTAGGTGAATACAAGTATGACAGTGGAGAAACTGGACGCGAAGTGTCCTATCAGACCTCAAAACCTGATAAGATGTCTAAACGTCGTTTTGGTAAAGTCATGCGACGTCTAGGACGTAAGCACGGACAAGAGTCTGTGATTACTAAAGACAAGGATAAACCCGCAAAGTTACACACTACCGAGAAAGGAAGCAAGCAAAAGTCTGAGACTATTGGAAAGTCTAAGGCAGGTAAGCACCCAGAAGGGTATGGTGAAACATCTGGCACCAAAGTCAGAAGTGGCAAGTTACCTAAGAAGACTAACAAATCATCCTATCACTATAGCTAATGCCAATTCATAAACAAGATAAAGAAGGTTACGGTATCTGGCAATGCCAGTATTGCAACTTCACTGCACCTAGAGGGCATTGGAGACCTAAGACCTACATTGAGAAACACGAAGAGCACTGTCCTAAAAGACCACAATGAAAAACTTTGCACAATACATAGAGGAAGATTGGCAGAAAAAATCTGGCAAAAACCCTGAGGGAGGACTGAATGAAAAAGGTAGAAAGTCGTATGAGCGTGAAAACCCAGGAAGCGATCTTAA